AAATTTAGAAGCTGGAACTCTATATGCTAATTCTGTTTTAGGTCGATCCATACCATCTTGAATCGGTTTAAAAAAGAAAGGATAATTTACTGATATAGGAACTACTTTATCTGTAAACATAGTTTTAGCATCAGGTCCAGATTTAGATAATATTCCATATCTACTGTCACTTGAAATAGTTGCTAAGTTTACTACCTCTCCTGAGGCCATAAAAGAGAATCCAGAACGACGGTTTTTGAGGTAGCACATTCCGTAGCATCTTGTATCTGCTTTGCAAGCTTCCCAGAA